GCCAGTGCTACCTGCCCAGTGTCTGCGGGGTCAAGCCTGCCGGTGCAAGAACCCGTCCAATCCTTCTGGAGGGCGGTTTTCTTTTTCCACTCATCACCAAAGGCAGAGGTATCAGAAATATCAGCGCTAACATCCAGTGTCCATTCTGACATTTCGCCAACGGTTGACGTTCCTACTTTTATGTTTCCAGAATACCCCTTATAAACTGCCATCTTGTTTTAGCCTCCTAATCGTATATTTTATAAATGCAAGTTAAAACTGAGCCATACCGCTCTAAATCGTTTTCTTCTCCGTTCAGTCTATTAACTGTAATATCAAGCGGCATGGTGTAAAAATTGGCGCTATCTATGGTAATAGTTAGCGCGCTCCCTAACAAAGCATTCCTAACTTGTTCAGGTAAACTCAGCGCTAAATATTCGTTTGGTTGAGGATAGACGTAAACCCAGATATAATATTCAATTTCTTTCGCTTGGTCAAAGGTTACAATTGCAGCCATGTCAGTTAAAGAACGAACCACAGCAAATGGTTTAGTTTTTGAATCCAAATCTAATACGGGTGAATAAAGAAAAACACTACTGGCTAAATCTTCTACTGTTTTCACTTGGTCAGCTATGGCCTGTAATAATCCAATCTTCATAGTTTCTTCAACCCCCGCACGGCTTCTCTAACATCACGCTCAAACTGCGGCCGTTGCTCAAAAAGCGTTTTGGTCAAATAACCTACAGTTTCAGGGTGAAGGTTATTTACATAATTCCTGAGCTTAGCATAGGGAACATCAGAGAAAACAGACCACAACATCTTCGCAACTTGCTCTTTGTTAATCGAACGCCTTAGCGCTCCAGTCAAAACAGGTGCTCTCTCTTTTGCTTTTGCTCTTATTTCTTCGGCATTTTTCTTTACCACAAAGTCAATCGCTTTTATCATCAAGTCTGGCCTTTTTTGCCAAGCTCCTATTACATCCTGCAACCCCTGAATTTCGAGAGAGATGCTAAGCAATTTTGTGCGCTCCTATTTCGTAATAAATTTGGAGTTGGTCGATGGTAACATACCGAACCTCATAATCTTGTGAATTGTAGCTTAGTTTGTCCCCCACCTTTACCTCGTTGTCTACGGAGGTTCTTACAACCAGGTCGCCTGCGTTAAGAATGCCAGCGTCTGTCACTATTCTTTCGTCGCCTTTTAGCGTTTCCACGTCAGCCTGAATAGCTTTAGTTGTTTCAGTATAGCCAATGCCATCACACAGAGAACAATCGGGGTCAGGAATACCATATGCGTCTATGCAGGTGCAAGTGGTTTTGGTTGACCAGTTTATTGAATTCAAGGCAGTAAATATAGCTTCAAAATCTCTTTTGATTTGCTCTTTATTAATCTGCATAGTCAGTATAGTCAGCTCCGCTTAGTCGGTCTATTTCGGTCTTCCATAGTTGGTCAGTAGATGAGGGGGTGGAGGTTATCATCTCGGCGTTGGCTTCATATTCTTCAATTAATTTTTTGTAATTCTCAACCAACGCCGTTTTATCAACCCTGACTTCCCCGGAAGAAAATGAATAGGTGCCGGCGACAATTTGGGCGACAATAGAGCGTAGAACGAAAGCTGCCGCACTATATATATTGCTGTCAATTAACAGGTCATTCAATTCATCATCGGTATAGCTATGGTCAGCTGGAAGCAGTTTTTTTAGCTTTTCGAGGTCGGTCATTTTTCTCCTCTTTTTGAAGTTCCTTAAGAATTTTTTCTAACAACTTTCTAATTTCGTCTAACAGAATTTCAGTATTAGTTACTGGTTGCATATTGTCTCTCCCCACAAGTGGGGCCCTTTTGTTAGCAGCCCCACCGTTTATTATCCTCAAGTTCCAACTCCGGTAGAAGCATAAGCTCCCCTAAAGTCGGCTACAGTTCCACCACAAACGTGACGAACTTTGTATTCAATAGCGTCAGTATTAAAGTCGCCATTGAACGGGTCTTCCCCGCCGCCAATTTTAGTAGCGTTCGGCCGCTTCATGAATATTTCTGGCTCTTCGTGCCCCCGTAAACGTGCGAAAATCAAGGTTTCAACGTCCTGAGGGTTAGCAAACAAGAACCAAGCAGTATCGCCATTAGCAGTGTTTATAATAGGCAAATAGGGGTTGACGTGTAAGGTCAACCTATTCCTCACCCAGTTGTTGGTCCGCCACTCTACGCCAGTTGCCTCAGGGTATCTTAACTCGATAGCTTCCAAAATAGACTTTGCCGCAATTTCTAAAGCGGGCGGGACGACCAAGTGTAGGGCCTCAATATAGATAGGTTCGCCCTCTTGGTCTCTTTGAGAACTGATTGCGGTAATAGCAGACCCAAGGTTAGTAACATTTAAAACACCCGTCCCCAAATTGCCATTGGCCGTGCTGAACAAGCTTGCGTTCGGCCCGGAAGCATCTACAAAGAGAGACGTTACTAAACGGTGTTCTGTTCTACGAGCGGCCCTGGCTAACTTGTCAGCTATTCGCCTGAACGCCCCCAAGTCATCGTTTAGGAATGCTTCCCAGGAAAAGGATATTTTTCTACCATACTTTGCTACAGAGAAGGTGTATTTCCCTTCTCCCAAGCCGGCATAGGGGTAGGGGGCTTGCTCACTAACCTTTTCCAGGACACCCTCGCCGCCATATTCATACAGCCGCTCCACCGTTCTGAAATCTTTGGTGGAGTCCATATAAACATATCCTTCCCAATCAGCGGGATATTCTCGATATGCCTTTAGAAGTGCTCTATCTAATGCAGCTCCAGTAAGCAAATAGGGCAGGTCGGAAGTCGTAATTGTTTCTTTAATTTCCCGAGCTCCAACGTCGCTTTTTAAATCTTCAAATAATTCTTTAAATACATCCATTGTTATTTCACCTCTTACTTCAACAAAACTTTGATAGTAGTAGTTGCACCAGAACCCACCGGCTCAAGTGCGTAGCCAAACAAAGTGCCGGCTGCATCTACGTCTAATGTCCCGCCGGTTGCTCCTAAATACACTGGGTCTCCTACGGCAATTGCAGCGCCAGCATTTCCATCGTTCCCAAGAACAGGCAGGTCAAACACTCCGTCCCGCCTAATCACAACATTGCCATTGGCATCCGTGTCGGTTAATGCTACTCCGGTTATTTCGCCAACCACTACTGGGTCGCCAGAAGCAACACCAGCGGCAGCAATCTCTATTTGGTCTCCGCTCTTATATATCATGTTAACCGCCATTATTTCACACCTCGCTTAATCTTTAAAAGTTCATCAACTTCGGCTTGGCTATATCCCATTGCTTCATATATTTCCCTCAGCTTGGTTGTGTACCCCTCGACGTTCTCTTTCTCTTTACCACTGTTGCCAACGTTTACCTGTTTCTTCTCCGCAATCTTAGCTATATATTCTTTTTCGGCTTTAATCGCTTCTGCTATTTCCTCTACTTTTGCAACCTTGCCTTCAAACACCTTCCTAATGCGTTCTTGAGCAATTTCAGGGAGCTCACTTTTAGCCAGCTCCCGCTCTAACATGGTTTCGGTTTCCTTCACCTGGCCATATTGTTTCCACTCGGCTATTTCTTTTGCTAACTTATCATTCTGCTCTTTAATTTCCTTTAGTCGTTTGTCTACTTCGTCCTTTTTTCCATATACCCGACTTTCCACCTCTTCAGTAATGGCCTGAACCAAATCAGGTCGTTTCTCTTTTAATTCTTCTAAGGTAATTTCTTCCATTTTGTTTTTAGCCTCCATGTTTTCATATAATTTAATAAATGCACCGCCGGCCGCAGGGTCACTTACAATGTCAACGGAAAGAACCTTGCTTAAACTTTCTACCTCATATCCTTCTTCAACCTTTCGCAGAGTGCCCGTGCTTCGAATGGACAGCCCCGCCAGTGGTCTATTATGTTTTATGGCTTCTTTTGCGAGTTCCAACCCTACTCTACCAGCTTCAGTGTCTAAAAACTGCAAATCGCCTTCAATTTGTTTGCCATTAAAATTAACATTCTCATAAAAACCAGCCAACTCCCGAACACTCCGGCCGGGAGTACCTTTAATATCATCATGGTCTAAATAGCATTTAGCCCCTTCAAACAAAGGGGTGGCCTTGGCCAAAACTTCTGGAGGATAATAACGTTTGTTCTTACTCCAACCAGCTTTAATCAGAATTACCCGTGCTCTTTTTTTGTCGGTATCAATTACCAGGGCTTCGAAAATTCCCTGGTCGTCCACTATTTCCCCCTCTTCAGCATATTCCCCAATTTTCATCTTTTTAGCTGCCGCCTTGAGAACTACCTCCGCTTTCCGCTTATATTCTTCTGGTATTTTGGTTTGGGGTAACCTGGCCAAAGCGTTTCTCAAATGCGGTAGGTCGATTTCCCCTTGGTCGTTTTTAAATGGTAACATCCGTAATGTCCTGGGGACAGTCTTGCCTTCATCATCTTTTTCCCCTCCAGGAAGAATAACGGCAAAGGCATTATCGGGTAAGTCGTTTATATACTTCGCCGTCCACTCAGCTTCTTCAAAATCAACGCTTTCTTGCATTCTATTCACCACACTCCAAGCCACCGCAAAGGCAGTAGCCTCATTTTTATATTGTTCAAAGGCGTCATTGAACGCCTTCATCCATGCTTCTTGTAATTTTTTGGGGAGTTTTTTAACCGCTGGCGGGAGTTCCGTCAAGGCATTATAAGGCATATTCGGCCTCCTTTTTCAACTGGGAAATATAATCTTTAATTTCTGGATAGATGTTGGTTGTATAGCACATGCAGTTCGGATGAACGGGGATTGACGGTGGCGGCCAGCCCTTCCCAGAACCATCCTTGTAATAATCTCCAACCAAAGGCGGGCATGAGCCATCGCAAGGGCCTTGTCCATAATAAAAACTAACTCCTATTATGTCAGGGTCGCTATTTATAACTTCCTCTTCAGCCATGGTTCTCATTCTCTGCATTTCGGTTCTGACCATTCTTTTTATTTTCCAAGTTGCCCCTCGGTCCTTACGGTCGATTCTTTGGTATTTCTTAAATCCAAAAGCGTTTCTCTGAATATCCTTTATTATCTCGTCCCAAGCCTTCCTCTCCATAAACCCCAACCTTAATTGTGTTTGAATAGCCGTAACTAACTCCTGGTCATAAGTTTGGCAAAGTTGCAAGGCGTAGGCCTGATAATATTCCACACCACGAGGTGTAAATAACGACCAATCAATGCCAATCGTTGCCCGCCCTATTATCTCTTGTTGCAACATTTGGGCTTCAAAGCCAGACCTTTGGGCGGTTTCCAAGGCGGAAAGGACTTGAGCATCGCGGGTCGTTTTAATCTGGGCAATTCTCTCAGATATATGAGCATCCAACCGCCTTAAGTCTTGAGTGGACCAGCCATCAATCGGCCTGGGCGTCATGCTCAATATTTGTTGTTGTATGTCTCTTTGCGCCCTTTCATAATTGGCCAGCACCGTTCGGATATACTCTTCTGTTTGGTTTAGGAATGTTTTTCTTGCCCGCTCTACTGCCCGCTTAATCCTTATTGCTTGGTTTAAACTCATAACCCTCTGTTGCCTCTTTCTCCAATTTTGCCTTTTCAGCCTCCCAATTAAGCCCAGCCATACCGGCCAACGTTTCTTCGGAAGCAATCCCCATAAGTTGTAAGGTTTGGAGATATTTCCCCAGCTTGTCTATATCTTTTGGCTTGGTTTCTGGGAAGGTAATGTTTATCCCTTTTACCTCTTTGCCATTGGCGTCCACAAAGACCTTGGGAGCACTACCGTATTTTTGTGCGTAATAAAACACCTTCTCAAACAAAGCCCCAAGGAAGTATTCGAATAAGTCCTGATAATCTTCCAAACACTTTAGAAAGGCAAAGGTGGTTTCTTGAGTGGAAGCAAAGTTTGCGTTAGAAGCGTCACCAGTAACCATATACTCAGGTTGTCCAGAACCGGCTACTGCCATGAGTTTAATCGCTCTTAAGTCTCCTTCTGCCTCCTGAGCGTTGATGTTTAAGCCCTTAGCCTCCCAGGCAACTTGTTTGTTATGGAATTTAACCGTTCCTGGCTTCGGCGGCTTACTATTAGCCTGCTTAATAGCCTCCACATCTTCTTTCGTCCCATCAATGGTTACGTCCCAAACAAAAGAGGAACGCAGTTTGTTCAAATTTATCCTTGCGTCCAGCAACTGCCGATATTGTTTCAGCCAATAAAGGTGGGAAGCCAATTCAGGAACGCCTCTAAACTGGGTAGCAACCATTGGCATTTTTATAAAAAGGAAGTCCCGAATAATATTTTCGTTATGAGGGTCAGGTTCACCTGGCTTAATATATTCGTCAACGGTCTCGATGTTGTAACTCTTAAAATCACTGCTATAAACCTTACGATTATAAACTCGATGAAGTGCTAAAACTTTTCTGTAATCATCAGGAGAGGTTATAACTTCTGCTATCTCGTTCGGCTCTATGTCCCTGGCAATAACACTCCCGTTGCCGGTATTAACAAACAGCAAGAGGATAATCTCACCATCAATTTGAAGCCTATTGCTTTCTTCTCTAACAAACAGCTCCCAATAATTTTCAGGGTTTCCTACAAACTCGTCTATAACAGCCTGTGCGTCTGGGGAGGGGGAAGAGATTTTTAAACCTCTCCCAACCAAATAACTGGTAATATTCCGAACCTGTCTCTTCGCTATGGGGTCAGTCAAAACCGCCTTCCAAGCTTCCTCTCTAATCTCTCGCAAATAATCAAGGTCAAGATTTTTAGTTTGGCTGTCGGTTAGCCTTAAATAGCCTGGCTCATCCTCGGTGCTCTCTGAAATAGGCTTGAGGTAGTTCCAGGCATTTCTAATTCTCTCAAATATGTTCATATCAGTCTCCTATCAGGACTGGCTTGTTACTTCTGGCTAACTGTTCAAACGCCCCACTGGCAGCGTCCACCTGGTCATCATGGAGCCCCTGCGGGAACAATACTACTTCATCCAGAAAAATTTCGTTCCACCATCCACGAACTATTTTTATATTTCCATGCTCCGCTGCTGCTGAAAGAGGTTGCGCCCGCACCAGCTTTGAACCGGTTGTCTTTACCCCCATGAAGTAGAAGCCCTTAAGAACGTTCCGGGCATAGTGGTCAATTTGGGCTACTCCAGAAGAACCAGGTTCTTGTTCCATATATATTTTGGTTTCAACCCCATCTAATTCTGCAGCCTGCCTGACCAACCGCTCTACTTTCAGCGGGAGAGCCCTTTCTCGTATAACGTCCACAATATAGAAAATGCCATCTTTTTCTGCCATGAGCACCCCAACAGTGAAGTCGGGGTCTTTGCCCTGTTTTGGCTCTGTTGCCGCCAAGTCCCAATATCGAACCTTTTGGGCGTCATGCGGGTAATCTTCCACAACTTCAAACCAATCCCGCTTAAATATCCCATCTTCATGCCGGACTGACCAATCCCCATATAAAAGTTGTGACCTGGTTACAGGGTCAAGTTCGTTCAAGCTCTTTCTATATTCCTCTTGGTCAATATATGGGTTGTCCTCCAACCTGGCAGGGATAAAAGGCTTGCCGCCCTTACCTAAAACATCAAACCTATTTTTCACCCACTCATGCCCAACGCCACCAGGATTGCTCGCCGCTCTCATCCTAAGCGGGACATAACTTGTCTTTAGCCGTCTTAACCTTGAGTATAAATATAAATATTGACTTTCGGTAAACTGTGTAAGTTCATCAAAACCAATATATTGAAAGGCTGATGACTGGTAACGGTATTTGTCATTTTCACTTTCTAAATACCCAAAGCTAAGGGTGGCTCCACTGGGGAATGTCCAAGTTTTGTTACGGTCAGACCATTTGGCGTCAGTATTCTGTAACCAGCTATTTGCCCTGTCCATCAACGCCTCCGGAAGAGACAGGTCGGTATAAGTTCGCCTAAAAAGAATGGCGGCATAGCCAGGTACCTCTATAAATTGGAGGGCCGCCATAAGTAGTGCGCTTGACTTTCCAGGACCAGCCGAACCGCCAAACAATATTTCCAATTCATCAGGCATAAGTAGAAAACGAGTTTGTTTCAACGTGGGCCATTGTGGAATATATTTATTCAGAATAATCGTCTTCTGAAAAACTTCCCAATCGCTCTCTGTGTATTGCCTCCACAGTTTCTTTATATTTTGCAAGAATTTCCTCCAGGTTATTCTCAACTTTTATGGGTTCTTCCCCACCCTCTAACACATGAGTTTCCTTTTTGCCCCACCGGTCGGGGAAACGCTTTTCTAAAAAGGATTGAGCTGCTCTCCAGTCTTCAGGTACTTTACTTTGCCAATGGGCAACTATACGGGCTTCTGCTTCAGCCTCTGCTTGCTTAACTGCGTTGAACAATTCGAAATACTTGCCCGACTTCGCTTGTTCCCCCTTTTTCATCCACAAGAAAAAAGTGCTGCGATCTATTCCCACATAAGCGCAAGCGGCCTCGTAGTAATTACC